TCCAAGGTCTGTCCTTGGATGGCTCTCTCCAGCGTTCTCCCTGCGTGGCGCGGGGCGCTGCGTGCAGGACAGAGGCCGCGATGCGGTTGTCCCTGTCTACTGGAGAGGTGAGGGCGCGGGGGTTGGTGTCAACCCCCGCACTTCATTTACTGATCCGGGTACGCGTCCCGGTACAGCGCGTTCATCTTCTGGACGGCCTCATCGTGGCCCTCAGCCCGGCTGTCCAGGTACTTCTGCATGAAGGCGCTGTCCTGGCGAAGCTCCGCGATCTGGTTCGCGGCCTCATCCGGGGTACGCCCGAACTCGCCCTTCGCGGAACCACCGATGGTGTCCTCGGAGAGTTGCTTGCCCATCTCCGCGAACGCCTTCACGACGGCGGGATGGTTCCCGAGGCCGGTCTGGTCCAGCACCTGCTTGAGTTCGTCCCCGCCGAACTCCTCGACCGCTGTCTTAGCGGCCTGCATCCGTTCGTTGAACGAGTTGCCGAACTCCTTGCGAAGCTGCGCCTCGGAGTTCTCACGGAACTCCTGGGCACGCTCCTGCATCTGCTGGACTTCCTTCTCGCCTACGCCCTCGACATACCAAGAGTAGAGGGCCTTCACCTGCTCGTTCGAGAGGCCAAGCTCGTGGGCCTTCTGCTTGAACTCCTCGGTGAACTCCTCGTTCGGCTGGAACTGCGCGTCCTCAGCGAGGCCCGGCAGTTCGTACTTCGAGGGGTCCTCCGGGAGCGTGCCCTGGTTGTCGTTCGCCCCGAGCTTCTTCTCAAGCTCGGTGTAGCTCTTGGCGAGGTCGTCCAGGGACTTGAACTTCTGGAGGCTCTCGGACTGGGCGAGGTCGCCGTCGTTCAGATGGTCGATGATCGTGCCAGTCTGGGTGCTGCCTCCCGTGGCGGCGGTGCTGCCCGGCTCACCGCCACCGCTGTCTCCAGCGCCAGCGTCACCGGAGCCGTCACCGCCACCATCGTCCGCAGCAGCCGCGCCGCCGTCATCGGCGGGGGCCATCGGGATGGAGGTTGTGGCTAGAAGCTCGCGGATGGTCATGATTACTCATCTCCCTCTAGTTCAGCATGGGCTTGCCGGACCTTCTTCTGGAACTCGGCAAGGCTGATCTGGGTGTGGGTCAGGATGTAAGAGATGACGCTCCGCTGACCCTCACGGAACGCCATCTTACGACCAGACGTGTCCTCGCTCTCATCGAACGAAGGCGTCTGGAAGCGGGTGAACTGGCAGAGGTCCTCAAGGACGCGCTTCCCGGCGCCCGAGTTGAACGCGTACTTGTAGTCCTCAACCAGTTGTTCGCGGTGGTTACTGCTCATTGTTCCTACTCGTCACGCTTGCCAGGGTTTCCGAACTCTCGGCCAGGGCGTTGATGCCCGGACCCGCCTCCTTGAGCAGAGTAGCAAGCTGCTGCTGTTGCTCGCTTTGCGTGGCCTGTTGGCGGATTTGCTGCACCTGCTCGGGGTCCGTCAAGACCTCCGGCGGCACGTTGTTCAGTTCCGCCAGCATACGGATCGCCCGGTCCACGTCGATGTTCGACGCGGCCTGCGGGTCCACGTTGATCATCGGGATCACCTGCTGGAGCCACGCCAGGATGTTGTCCGCGTCGGTCTGCTGCGCGGCTGTCGCGGCCTGGGACACGAACTCGACGTTCATGTTCGCGCCCTGCACCTTCGACGGCGGCTCCGGCAGCATGTTGTTCTTGAGCATCAACGAGAACACGCGGTCGATCAGCGGCCCCAGGAACTCGTTCTGGAGACGGCTGACCACCGGGCTCAGAGCCCGCAGCGCCTGCTGCTGACGCGCGGCCACCTCGGTCGCCTTGAGCGGCGAGGAGTTCCCGCGCTGCATGATGCCGACCAGGGCGTTCACGAAGAACGCCTCGGCCACGACCTGCTGCCGAGCCTCAATCATATCCTGGCCGATGTCTACGCGGCCACCCGAGGTGATCGGGGCGAACGCTTGGTTCGGGTCTTGGCCGGTGCGGATGTAGTTCAGCCCGCCGGGCATCATGCGGACGGGGTGCAGGAACCCGTCGTCCGGCACCGCCAGCGGCGGATCGACCACCTTCTGCGCGGACTTGATCACCGTCTTGCTCATCTCCTGGAGCATACGGATGTCCGGCAGCACCTCCATCGCCGGGCTGCGCCCGTACGTCTCTCCGGTAACCTTGGCCCACCGGGGCACGATGAAAGGGAAGCTGTCGAAGCCGCTGAACTGCATCTTCGGCTTCTCGGCCTCGTTCAGGAAGTGGATCGAGGCCCACGGCTTGTTGGTGTTCAGCTTGTGCTTGGTCGCGTCGAACGTGTCGTTCGGCAGGACCGCCTGGATGTACTCGTGTTCCTTCTGGAGTTCCATGCGGTCAAGCTCGCGGGAGAGCGCCTTGGACTGGCGCACGGCCTCGGCGCCGAACCGCTCAGCGGCCTGCCGGTTTGTGAGCTTGTACTTGCGGAAGTAGGTGTCGATCTTCCCGCGCTCGTTCTCCTGGATGTACGCCTCCGGCAGCGGACGGCTCATGAACCGGATGTCGCCGTCGCGGTCGTCGATGAACATCGACATCGTGCCGAACGCAACGATGTCCAGAAAGCCCTCGTGCGTGGTCGGGAAGAAGTTCGCGTCGGGCTCGTTAAACTTCTGGAGCATCAGGTCCCGGACCTCACCGAGCCACAGCGAGGTTTCGCGGTCCTCGTCCAGGCCCGGCACACGAAGCTGAAACCACTTCGTCTGCGGGTTAACCATGAACTGCTGAAGCCCGGCGGCGAGCAGGCCGCAGGACTTCTGCGCCGTGCTGTCGAAGATGCGGTTCTGGCGCTCAGTCCCGCGCGACCGCTGAACAGTAAAGTCGCGCCGGGGCAGGACGAGTTCGGCCACGTCTTGCCACAGCGCCTCCCAGTTCCGGCGGTCTGCTTCCGCGCCCTCGAACAGCTTGAGAGCCGGGTCTTTTTGCTGTGCCATCTGTCCTCCTCGTTTAGCTGCGGTGCGGGCCTGCCTTCTTGGGCGCGGCTCAGGCAGGACCCGCAGCTAATCGGTCTGGTTCCTGGCCTTGTGGTGGTCAGGTAGGCAACGCCTTATGCCCTGCGTCGGTTCGCCGTCGTGCGCCCCAGGCGTTACCCGCGTGCAGCCTTCGCGCCCTTGTCCGTGAGCTTGAGCCCGTTGCCGTCCTGCTTGACCATGCCCTGGTCCTTGAGGATGGCGATGGCGTCGCTCTCGCTCTTAACGTCGTCGTTGTCGCGCATCATCTTGCGCTTGAGCTTCTTGACGAGATCGCCGCTGTCCTTGTTGCTGGCCATAATCGTGTTCCTCTGCCGTGATGTGGGACCGATAGAGCGGGTTGCCAGTGGCGATCTTCCGCAGAACGCGACAATCCCGCCGCTTCCAGTTGAAGGGCGGGACCGTCCTGGTCGGTCGGTGTTGCACTCGATCCATGTTAGCCTCCGAGTAGGGAGCCGCGTTCGCCAGCGCCCTTTTTGCGCCCGGAACGCCCAAGCGGCTGCGGACCCTCATCGTCGCCGGGCGAGGTCAGCACGGTATTGCCGCGACCCTGGCGACGGGCCTCACGCCGGCGCTGCTTCTCGCCGGCCTTCTGGGTCTGCTTGTCCTTCTTCTTGGGTGGTTCCGGGTCCGGCTGCACGGGAGGCGGTTCAGGCGGATCAGGACTGTCGAACAGGCCCATCGTTACCCTCCAAGCAGAGTGGGACGGTTAGTGCGGCCACGGAGCTTACCAGGACCTTCGCTGTCCTCGCCAGTCAGGATGGTGCCACCGCCACGCGGACGACGGCGGGGACCGACTTCACCCTTTTTCTTACCGCCCTTCGCACCGTCCGGCTTCTGTTTCGCCTTCTTGGCACTATCGGCTTTAGGGTTCTCGGTGCGGCCACTTGCCGGCGGCTTCTGGGTGCCCTCACGAGCGGCTTGGGTGCTGTCGCCACCAGGATCGTTGCCGCCGGTTGGCTGCGAAGGCGTGTCCTTACCGCCGAACGCGCCCTTGGCGGTGTTACCGCTGCCGGGACCGGGACCCGTAGGTGCACCAGGGTCGCCTACGCCGGCACCGGGCGTGCTAGTCTGCCCGCTCGGACCGCTGTTGGAACCGGGGGCGGTCGGAGCGCCGGGATCACCGACGCCTGCGCCGGGGGTACTGGTTTGTCCACCGCCACCAGCGGCACCGCTCCCGCCAGCGCCGCCCATCGGGGCGATCATGAAGATGCGCTTGAGCATAGGAGGTCCTCCTTATAGCCAACTGCCCTGGCTCGGAAGGTACTCACCGAGCGGGTCACTATCAACCGCCCGTGCCGGCTGCTGGAACTTTCTTTTGAACGGACGCGCGGAGCGAAGCTCCATCAGGGCGTAGTGCATGGCCGAGATGAGGTCGTCGTTCTCGTCCACCACTTGGCCTTCGCGGCGGTGGTACTGGTTCTTCTCGCGGAACCATTCGCGCAGGTTGCGGAACACCTTGAGGCGACCGTCGCGCATCCGCTGCTCGGCGTAGCCGATGATCGGCTCACGCGGCTGCGGCCCACGCTTCTGCGGGTCGATGGCCGCGCTCTCGGGGAGCATGTTCATACCCTCCTGGCGGAATAGCTCCGCGAACGGGCGACCTGTAGCCCCTGGGTCGCGCCGAGCCACATCATGTGGCCACGCCACCGGTATCCAATCGCCGCGCTTGCGGTACGCCTGCACGATGTCCGCGATCCGCACGTCGGGCGACTTCCAGCAGTCGTAGATGTACGCGATGTCGCGGTCGGCGTCGTACGCCATCCAGACGAGCGCCGAGGGGTGGTTGATGCCCTGGTCGAACCCGCAGATGTGCCGGTAGTGCGGCGGGATGTCGAAGGGCTCGACGGCTATCTGCTCGTCCGGGATCGGGTAGATCAGGCCCTCACCGAACATGGGAAGCCCCTTCACGCGGGCCTCCTTCATCGCCTCGCTGTACTGGCTTTCGATCTCCTGCTTTTCCTGTTCGGTGTAGTGCGTCGCGTCGTCCAGCGTCATGTGGACCACGCAGCGCAGGTTCTTGCCGGTGTCGTCGGGCTGCGGCTCCAGGTAGCGCCGGACGACCTCGGTCATGCCGAGCAGCGGGGTGAAGGTGAGGAGCATCTGGCCCTTGCGCTTGTTCAGCCGGGTGACGGCCTCATCGTACACGTCCGCCGGGGGCTCCTCGTCGCACCAGATGCCGTCGAGGGTTTCGCCCTGCCACTTCTCGCGGCCTAGCTCGTACGACTTGAACTTGATCGTCGAGATGCCGCCCGAGACGTGGAGTACGGAGATAGAGTTGACCGCATCGGGTGTTCCTCGGGCCATCGAGGGCGACCCGGCGAGCCGATCTGCGGGGATCGTACCGGTGCCCCAGTTGCGCCCGCGCCCGAGGAGGATACGTTGGGGGTTATCGCGCGTGCTGTCCGAGGTGACGCCTGCGACCCACCAGTGGTTGGGCTCCTTGTAACGCACGCCGTTCCACCAAGAGGGATATAGGCCGGTGGCGTGCATAGCGACCTCCATGCCCGCCGCAAGCGTCTTGCCAGTCTGGTTACCAGCCATGAGCATACGCTGGCGATACCGCTTGCCCGCATCATGGAACTCCTTTTGCTTGGGGGCCGGCTCATACCAATCCAGTTGGTTGTAGGCTCGGTGCGTCTCTAGGCGTTCGAGTAGCTCGTTGAGTTCAGTCAGCTTCGCCGTATCGTTCTGCTCGGTACTCATCTAGGCCCTCCTGGATGGCCTCTGCCTCGTCGAGGTCCTTACGCTTCTGGGTTACGGGACCGGCTCGCCGGATGAAGCCCGCTCGGAATACTGGGCTCCTCGGTTTCCTCTGGCCGGTCCTCGTTTGAGCTTTCCGGCTCCCCTTGTTCCGCGCCATGAGCAGATGCTCCTTGATCGGGAGGGTGGGTGGGCGCCAACGACCTCTGGTCGTCAATAGTCTCGGCTTCGGCCTCGGTGAAGCCCAAGCCCAGGTCGCGGCTGAGCGTACGGATGCGCTCCTTGAGGTCCTCGATGTTCTCGTCGCCGGCACGGCTGTCGGCGCTGCGGAAGTTATGCTCGGGCCGGTAACCGGAGCGGTCTAGCCAGTCGGTCGCCGCCTTGAGCTTCACGCTCTCGGACGAGGAGTTGACCATCAACTCCTCCAAAACGCCCAGGGCGACGACGGCGCCGCTCTGGAGCTTCTCCCGGTTTTTCGCCTCGATAGCCGCCATGACGCGCGGCTCTTTGATGATCTGCCGTCCGCGTTCGCGGGACACGCCTGCGGCTTTGGTCGCTGCGGCGCGGTCCCCGTGCTTGACGAACGCCTCGACGAACTTCTGCTCGGTTTGGTTGAGGCCGAAGCCTGCCATGCGTCCTCCTGGGGGTTGGCGGTGTCAACGCTCTGCGGCCAAAAATGGCGGGATCGGAGGCTTTTCGCAAGTGGCCATACAGGTCGATATATCGGTTCGCGCGTATTGTGGCCATATCACACGCGACGCGCGCGCGTCGATTTTCCCCCACCGGGGCCGATTAACCGCAAGCCGGTTGATTTAACCGAGATCGAGTTGATGCCTGCCTTCGCGCGAGTGGCACGCGTGCCACATATAGGCGCGTGAGCGATTAACCCACAACAGGTTGATGCGCCAGCGCAGGCAGCCTGCCATTTAACCGAGGGTAGGTTTACGGGGTTTGAGGTTTG